TACAACGTACGTAGATAAATTATTAAGTGAACTATCGATAGTTACTACTCGAAATTGATAAAAATCTGCTATACTATTACCTCTAAATTCTCCGCTACTTGCAGTTATGTTCCCCGCAGCATCTAAATGAAATCCACTCGATGAAATTTCAATGTTACCGTTTGCCCCTGATATAAATTGTCCGGAACTACCTAAAAAGAATTTATCTGTACGTACATCTAATTCCGAATCTCGCGTTGAATATCGAAAATAACTCGATGTGTTAGAATACAATTCGATACCTACTCCGCTGTATGCCGAACCTTTACTAGTAGCACCTGGTAATGCGGAACCGGACCATATTAAGAATCCTGGATTACCTGCATCAAAACCTGTATATCCTAATGATCTAACATATCCCGTGTTCTTTTGTCCAGTTATAGCAATACCCGATTGTAACGTATCAGCAACATACAATGAACCGGTAATCATGGAATAATCGCCGTCTATGTAACGATTTCCGCCAGTCCATGATTTATCATATACGTAATTTATTTGTTTGCTACGTTCTCCAGCTACATTGTAATATTCAGTTTTAAATGAAAGTTGATTTCCTGATTTATGTGCTGTTGGGACGAGACTTCTTATTCTAGTATAATTTGGAGTATATCCCGTGTCATTATTAGTTGTAGTTCGTATGTTAGATACTTGCCAATCGCCACTTTCAACAACTAGTAACATAACAGCAGAACCATTGTGATCTGCTTCAAATTCGATTACGTAATCATCAACACGTCCTGATGAATTTAATTCAATGTACCCAATGCGTCGTCCTATATTTGTTGCAAGATTTTGCGTAAAATAATCAGAAGATTCGTAATCAAATGCACTTCCGGACATGTATACTGACAGTCTCGGATTATTAGAATCTGTTTTTGACGCATCAGCATCAATAGTAATCTTATATGAATTTTCTGCGATAAATCTTGCACGATATGCCGATTTAATTTGTGCAACCCGTACTGCATTTTTTGCAGATATATCCGTTACTCCCGTTATCGACATGGCATTCATTATAGATGAAGTTGACCAAGTCAATGTGGGTGCAGTTGCAGTCGTTTTTCCTACATATGTATATCCTTGCCAATAAGTATCAATTACGCTTTGTGATGTAAATGAACCAATGTTAAGATCAGGATAAAGCGATGCTGTATTAGAAACGAATATCTCAGTTTCCGTTAATTCAATATCATTGATTAATTCCCATGTACCAACCGTACCATTGTTGTTCATGAATGTTTTAATTCTCGAAACATCTCCCGTACTAGGTTGTAAACCGTCAATTTCAATTATTGCGTACGATTCGGAATTTTGTGTTGCAACGTATGTTGGCGTTGCAGTATATGAAATAGAATATGCAGAATTTTCAAATGCAGTGTATGTATATGTTTGAAAACTAGTTGTACTATAAACCGTATATTCCGTATCTAACAAAGCTAACGAATCAGATAGTATCTTTTTTATGGAACTAGTAAACGCAGTTGTAGGCAATGTTAAACCACGCAATGGAGTAGGATTTTGCGGTGCAGAAACAGTAACCGTTCCTGTTCCCATATCATTTGTGAATTTACCTCCGGATAATTCTATTGCAGGCTGTCCGTTAAATGAAAAATAACGTACGAGTCCCGTAGAATACGTTGGTGTTTGTCCTGCAGAATATGTTCTATCTAAATGTGTTGCAACTTGTTCTGTTACTGTTACAACTGGCAAGTTATCAAATATTATTTCTGAAGTATTTGCAATGTTAGAATTAACAGTTACTGTACGCGTCCAACGTATGTTCGGAACACCTTTCCATTGATCTGGTACGTTAACGGCTTCACCTGTTACAGTTACGATGCAATCGCCAACCGGAGTATCGCTATAAACATAAATCGAAACTACCCGTGATTTGTCATCATCTAAATAATTTAAAACTTCATGATATATTGGATTTCCATTGAAGTCTATAACTTCAACATTAACCATGCTTCCAACACGTAATGTATTTGTAGATGCTTTAAGTTTGAATAAATTCTTTCCTGCAGTTAATTGCGTAGGAAATTCTGTTATTTGAAAATATTCTGGCGATGTTAATGTTTCATCTACAAACCAATATGAGTTTCCACGTAAATTTTGATTGATAATCGTTTTGCGTTTCATCCACAGATATTCTTTTTATATAAATATCAGGAATGTTGAATATGGCTGAATCCGTTAATTTTATTTACTTCAATTAAATTATCAACCATGTCTCGCATAGTATCAACGTGTGAAATGATGATTGAGAAATCAAACTTAGTACGGAAATAATCAAATAAATTTACTACCGAAGAAATATGTTCTGCATCTAATGAACCCCAGCCTTCATCTATTGCAATGAAATTTGGACGAGGCAATGCTGATACATTGATAAGTGCAATTCGTATTGCAAGTGACGAAATGAATCGTTCCATACCACTTGTTAATTCTAATGGCCAGAAATTATCTTCATCATATATAATGTATCCGTTGATGTTTTTTCCATCACTTTGAAGCACCATGTTAAAATCTACAACTTGATTAAGAACATTGTTTATTTCAGTTTCAATTTTAGGCATCGCTTTTGTAATTAATTCATATGGCACGCCATCACGTTTAACTGAATCTAAATAATATTCGTATGCTTTGTATTCCGTTTCAAGTTGTTTGTACGTTTCAAGTTGTTGCAATGCCGTTTTCTTTTCAGTCTTTGCAACTTCAATTGCCCCATGTTTGCTTCGAATTGTACCGGTTATAGTTTTTATCTGCGTTGCAATTTCATCAATACGACTTCGTTTAGTTTCAATTTTCGTATCAACCGTTTTGTTATGTTTGATTGAAGTTTCATTAGCACGAAATGATTCTTGTCGTTCTAAACATGTTTCTAGTTCAGATTCGCGAGTTTGCAAATCATTTTCTAAAATTTGCAATTGCAATTCTTTGCGTTCCATGTTATTTTTGTCTGTCACAATTCCTCGTTGCAACGCAACTACTTCACGTTGTTTTTCATATACTGATTGTAATTTTGAAATTGCATCAAACACCGAATCGCGTTCCGTTTGCAATGTATTCAGTAACTGCAAATCTGCAGCAATCGTGTTTTGGGCTTCGATTGCATTTTGTACGAAAACGTTAGATGTACAGTATTGGCAGTTCGGATCGTATTCATGTTCGGCAAGGTGTTCAATTTTTTCTTGTTTTGCATCGATAATTCCTTGTTGTGTCTTAATTTGTTTGTTCGAATCGTTTAGTTGTGTGTTTAGTTTATCGCAAATTTCGATGTCTGTTTCAATTTGTTTGACATCGTATTGTTTAAGTGTAGATTTATTAGTATTGATTACAGATTCTAAATTTTCAATTTCAGCTTCCGCAGTTTCAATTTCAGATTGTAGTTTTGTTATTTTTTGTGTCAGTGCCGTTTCAACGCGTTCCAATTCCGTTACATCTGGACCTGTGTAAGTTGTTGGTAATTTAGTTTCAATCAATGCAAGAATGTCATTCTGTAACATGTTGCGTTCTTCTTGCAATGCATCTTCTTCAGTTTCTAAATTGTTAATATCATCTTGGTTTGCTGAAATAATTTCATCAGCTTCCGTAATGATAATATCGAATTTTGTTTGTTTGAATGTTTTTAACTTACCCGCAGTTTCTTTAATTTCATCTGCGGCAAGTTGATACAATTGTTCAAACACCGTAATGTCTAAGAATTGTGAAAGCAAGTCTTTGCGTTCTTTTTGTGATTTTTCAATGAAATTGTTGTTGTCAGCTTGAAGTGAAAATGCAGTTAAGATAAAATCATCATATGTACCTAAATAGCGACGTATTGCTTTGTTTGTATCACTACGTTCTTCCCCGTTCAAGTTTTCTGATTCAGTATAAAAATCAACATCTACTTTAACGTGTGTTTCTTTTTTCTTGTTTTGTAATCCGCGACGTTCAATTGTGTAAGTAACTCCGTTCATTTCAAACTTAAACACTCCACGGAACCAATTCTTCTTGTTGTTTAAAACTTCATTTGCTTTACCTGTTTTGCTACATTTATCAAATATGGTATATGTAATTGCATCTAACAAAGAAGATTTACCAGATGTATTTGCTGCAAATAAACCACAAACGTCTTTTAAATTATCAAAATGTATAACATTACCTTCGCCGTATGAAAACATGTTATCAAATTCAAAACTTATCGGATGCCATGTTGTGTGTCGAATCGATTCAACTGCTGGCAATTTTGAATTGATCGTACGATTGATGTGACGTATCGCATCAAGTTCGGCAGAAGTGGCTTGCGGATAATTAACTTCGATGTAATCCGTTATTAAGGTATTTTGATATTCGGCATCTCGAACATTACCAATGCTAAATGATGATGTTGCGTTTGAATTTGAAATAGCTGAACTGCGTTGCACCGTAATGTCTTGTACATTGTATTTTTTACGGATAGTTGCAATTAATTTTTGCATATCTGCTGCACTTGTATCGTGAAACTTGATTCTGATGCGAGGTTTATTTGGCATCCGATGTGGAGATGCAACTATAGAAGTTCCATTGGTTTCGATAGTTACATAACCGTAATCATTTTGAATTTCAACAAACTCAGCACGGCGTCTTTCAACATCCCATACCAATATTCCATGATCCAATGCTTCGCCATGATTTTGTTGAATAGTGCTGCCCGGGTACGCAATTGTAGGTTTTTTTCTAAATAATTTTATTTTAGTCATATTTTATCAAATTCAAATTTGTTAATTTCATCTTCCCATATACGAATTAATTTCCAATCGCTTAATTCTACTAATTTATTTTTATATAAATCATTTTCTCTAGTTCGTAATTGAGATTCATTTAATTCATTATCATTTAAGTTTTTTCCATGCCAATATATACCATCAACTTCAATTAATATTTTTTTAGATGGTATTGCAAAATAAATATAACTAATGTAACAAAAACATTATTATAATAATTCCCAACCATTTTTTAAATATTCGTCAACTTCTGTTTCATCAACTTCAATTTCTTCATATGAATATGTTTGTAGTATTTGATTCGGTTTATGAATATCACCTAACAATGTAATGTCATGTCCTTTAAACATATCAACTGTTACATGTTCATTTGATATTTGATAACCAATATCAGTTTTTGCAGTATTCACAGCGCCATGATGCAACGCAATTTTATAAGGAGCGTCGAAATCTTCGGCTTTTATGTATTCTGCCGGAGCTACATCAACTGCCATATGGTTCCAAGTCACACCACCAAATTCAAACAGACCGTTTTCTTTTATGAAAATGATGTTGTCATTGTTGATAACGTCTAACACGGGACTAACAGCATCAACACGATGCATATTATTCAAATTCATGTCGTGATTACCTAGTATAACAATTGTAGGTATTTTGAAGCCGTTAAAGAACTCCACAAGCATTTGCACTAACTCTGGCGACATATCTAACTTGCTATGAACAATGTCCCCAGTGACTACTACGATGCTGTTACATGTAGAGTTAGCATCTATATACGCAAACATATTCTTAAACACTTCACGATATTCCGTGTGTCGTTTCAAGGTACGTATGTGAATATCTGATACGTGAAATATTTTGTCAATTCTTTCAATTGTGCTCGGTATCTTTTTTATGCCCATAGCATTCCCATTTTTAATTCCATCAAACGTTCAAAAGTTAAAACGTCTGTATTTGCTAGTATTTCCGTTATGCGTTGAAATCCCAATTCGGACGCATCGTCATCTTGTAACTCCACGAAATAAACATTTAAGCCTTCTCCCATGAATCGTTCTGCAATTTGAATTGCCTTCGATAACGCATCAGCATCCAAGCAAATATAAATATTTTTTACGCGTTCTTCGATTATTTTTCTTTGCAATGCCGGTTGAATGATTTTACCAAACAATGGAATTGCATTGCGTTTAATTGCAATTGCATCGAATGAACCTTCACATAGTATAATCGGTTCAGCCCAATTAACAAACATTTCGAAACCAATGATGTCTTTAGATATTTTCGGATTCTTATGTTTTTGGGTATCTGCTTTGTAAAATGCGCGAGTTACGAAATAATTCAATTGTCCTGCTGCATCGTAACTTGGTATTACAACTTTACCAGCATATTCACCTGATTCGCAATAACCAATGCGATACTTGATAATATCAAATACAGTTATGCCACGAGTTGTAACATAATGCAAAGCATTGCGATAATCTGGAGTAGATTTTTTTATCCAAAGTGGTCGATAATCTGCAGGCAATTGTATTGCAGCTACCTTTTCAACTGTCGCATCTTGTTGTCGATAGCGCGTTGATTCAACTATGCGTTGAAGTTGTTCAAACTTTTCTTTTGGTAAATTTAATTGTTTGAATAGAGACGCAATGCTACGTCCCTTACGATCTGATATCCAACAATGCCAAGCATTTTCGCCAGCGTGATTTGTTTTGATATCAATTTCCAATTTTGGTTTGTAGTGAGAAACAAACGGAGAAAAGAAAGCAATGTTATCACCTGAGGTAGGTTTACCTTTTCCTAATACTGATTCCAGTAATTGTAATAACTTAAGATTCTTCATTACTATAATATAATGAAATACTGTAATGATTCCAATTAATTATAATAATATTAATTAATATATTTAATGTTCATTGCATACATTTCATTTCTGAATGAACGAATGATTCAATTAATCATCATTCCTTTAATTAAATAAATTTCATTAAATCTTCATGAATATATTAAATTTTTCCCACATTTCAAACCGTTATGCGAAAAAAGTTTTAATTGATTGAGGTTCTTCGCCGGATTTCACACATTCTGCGAGCCATTCATCGGGAATATCCTTTTTTGCAACATGTTTTATGCCTAGCTTCAACGCGTAAGATTCATATGTAGTGTTGCTACCTTTTGATATTTTTTGCGTAGGAGATTGAAACACCATGCGAATATCTATGCCAGGATTACTTGCAAGTACATGTTTCATTTTTAAACGATCTGCACTAGTCCAACGTCCTTTTGTTTCAACATACATGATTTCTCCGTTGCGTTTTGTAAATACGAAGTCGGGAGTATATTTTGCTTTACGCTCCGGTACTATATAATTTAATGTTTCTGTCTCGTAATTCAAATCATATTCAGTACTTTTTATGCGTTCGGCTACTGTATGTTCTAATCCAGATTTATAACCGTATTTCAATGCGTTTGCTCGTTTTGAGTTAGCTGCACTATGCCAATGATTTTTTGCCATAACTTATTTTCTTTTTTTATACTACATCGATATATGAAGTAGGTACCCAAATAGTTTTTTCACCGTATCCAACGTAAACCATAGAACATTGAAACTTAGTATTTACAGTTTCCATTCCGGAATTTTGCCATGACATTAAAACGTATACGTCACGAATTTTTTGTCCTGATAATGTTGCAGGTTTAAAACTAGTATAATCTGCATCAGTTGGCCATCCGCTTTGATTAAATGCATTCAAATCATATTGAGACCAAGTTTCTGTAAATCCAGGTACCATTTTTCCGGTATTTCGAATTGCAATCGTTTTACCTACTAATTGACTTCTTAAATTTGCATTAGCTTCTGCTTTTAATGTTTCGAATGATTTTTGAGTATCTGCACCTAACGATTTAGTTTTTATAGTTTGATCTGTTTTTGTCGTAGGCGGTATGATCCAGCCATTTTTATTTCTACGTACTGCAGTTATATTGACTTTTTCAGTATCATTACTTGATTTTTGTGCACGTGCTTTTGGATATTGTTTATCTAACTTATCGATACTAGATTTGAATTTGGCATCCTGAGATAAATCAAATTCCTTACCAGTTTGCACGTTTTTTGCCCACCATGCTCCATTTTTCACAGCATATTTATACATTGTATCATTTGGATATGTATATGTATATAAATCTTTTTGTTCTGATAATATATTTTTAAGTTTAATCACAATTTTCCTTTTTTAATAAATATCACCAATCTACCATTACTAGTTTGTTATTCCAAGTCATGATATTATCTGATTTGAAATCTAAATCTAAATCTAAGTCTTCAATTCCTAAACGACGTACATCGTTTTGTAATGAACGTAAAAACGTAACTAGTTGCGGATCTGTATTACGTGCGCCATCGTCATCTAAATAATCGAAGATGCTAGCATCACCTCCCGATGAACGTGCATATTGTTTGTAACGTTCATGAAATGAATCTATTTTTTGTTTAACGGCATCTGGCAATATTTCTGCATTTGCCATTATGTACATGTTTTTATCATTAGTATAATACACCGGAATAAATGAAGATATTAATGATGTTTTGCCTACTAGTTCCTGTGCAACTTCAAATTCAGCTGGCTCTGTTGTAATTTTAAAAACTTTGTCTTCGCCGTTAATTTCATAAACTTTACCATTATCGCCTGCAGCAATGAAACTATACTGTTTGTTACGTATTTTATCTAAACAACGCGTTATATCCGCTTCTTCCATTTCTCGAAGCAATTGTTTTAATCGTATCACATTGAACCTTTCACGAACACACTTTTATCTAAATCGATACGTATTAAAAAATTCATATCTACATCATCACGTTTTTTGATTGGTTGTGCTAATTTACCAATAGCCAATAATTGTCCGTATCCATTATATAATCCAATAGTTGTTATATACGGATTAAATGCACTTCCAGATACAAAAGCTCGAAACGATGGAGTTCCATCTTCCTGCAATGATGGGTTTGATGAAACATTAAAATCTCCAGAATTCAATTTAGCTACAACTGAAAATTCATGTATAGTTTTAGTGCTTTTATATGAACATGTTGTAAATGTATTAATAAGGTTGTTGTATTTGTAATGTGGTGATGAAACTACTGCGATACCTTGTTTAGTAAATACGGTACCTACTATATTATTTTGTAAAAACGTACCATTCTCAGTTCGATCTGCTAAATAACTTACTCCAGTATCACCAACACTTTTATTATAAATTCGTATTTCGTCTAAAACTCCACGCAAATTTGCAGATGCGGTAAAATATCCTCCTATATACAGATTATCCGTATTTGAAAAATTACCCATTGTTTGTGTTGCAGATGCGTGTGTAGTACCATTAATAGATAATACATACGTTGTTCCCGATTTTCTACAAGCAACGTGAGTCCATGATGTAACTGCAGTACTAGAAGTTAACGTTAACGTTTGAGTTCCCGATTTAACTTGAAATTTTACTTGATTGCTGCCACTTAATAAAATTCTAAATGGATAATTTGCAGTCGTAGCCGAATTTGCTTTAGATATTATCAATTGATCTGAACTACCCGTATTAGAACTAGATATAAAAAATGATACTGTATAATCGTTAGTATTTCCGTATGTCCCGGCAATTTTAGTATTTACGTAACCATTTCCATTAAATTTAGCAGCCAAACCAACTGACAACTGCGAACCATCTGATGTGGGAACTCCATTTACGTATGTTACATTTTTAGTAGCGTAAGTTGTAGGAATTCTAGTTGAATCGAAAAATTCATTGAATCCTTCATAAAACGTTGCATTCGTTATGATAGAACTAGTATCAAATGCAACGTCATAAATATTGCTATAAGTATCAGATGCCAATGTAAATGAAGACGCACTAATATAAAAAGAACCTGGTTTAATTCCTTCTCCAATTCTTCGCATAGGAATTGAAAAAATGGATGCTGTTTGAAATAATGCTTTTTTAGTTCTGTTTAAATCCGTAGGACCAAACTGATGCATCGGATTCGATTTTCTTTTATAAAATAAATGATTAATCGAAAAATATGTTACTGGCTGAAATGAACGATCTATATTTCTTGCCGGAGTTGTATTAGTAACACCTGCAGGAACATACCATCCGGAACCAGTTGTTATTCGAAATGCATTACCCCAACTAGTTGTATTAGTATTATAATATACACCTTGCAACGGCAATAAACTACTAGTTGCACTGCCTGATGTAATAGTAAACGTTTTATACGTTTTAAATGGGTCGATCATTACATCGGCCGGGTCAATTCGTTTAAATACAACGGGGTATTCTCCGTCATTGAAATGATCTACATATGTTGTTTGTATATTGGCCATATTCAGTAAAAACCTTGCTATATTTTATAATAAATATAACAAGGCTTAAATCTGTTATGTTTTTAGAAATCTAATTTAACACGTATCAACGATTCTCGTTGGAAAGATTTTAATACCGGTTTACTTAATTTAGCAACCGCTAATAATTCCTGGCGATCATTGTACAAACCAACTGTTGTAATATACGTTTTTGGATCTGTGGTAAATGCGGATACAACATCTCCTAAACTACCCGATGTATAAGATGGATTATTTGAATAATTGTATTGTCCATTTTTAACGCGTACAAAATAATGCGTACTAGATACCTTTTCTGAATTACGTGCTTGGAATGAATTGCCACTTACTCCAGAACCTGATATAGAATGGAATAATGCAAAATGATTATTACCTTCAATGCCGCTACTAGAACTAACGTTAGTTTTAAAACTTAATTTATCATCTAAAATTCGACCATCTAATATAATTGCACCATAATCTGGATAAACTAATCCGTAATATATTGGCGATGTTGAATTATATACTCCAGCTGTTATAGACCCAGATACTATATTGAATACTCTACCATATTCATTAACGCTTCCGCTACTAAGTGCCGAGTCATCAATTAATGTATGAATAGTGCTACCTAAAGTAAATGACCCAGTACCATTAGCAGCTCGAGTTGCTATAGATTTTAATGGAAGTTCCCATAATCCGGGACTCATTTTAGATTTCAAACGATCGCGTTTAAAGTTTAATACGTAAATAGAATCTGTGCTACCTGAATTTGCAATAGTAAATCTCGTATCATTTGCAGTTAATAACAATTGTCTCCATTGTGAATATACCGCTTTACTAGGAGAATCGCTCAATTGTCCTTGTGCACTAGAACCACTTCCTACTGCGTTACCATATGCAATTGAAAATTGAACCGCAGAACCAGTTGCTGTTGGATTTCCTTGCAATACATCTACATAGTAACGAATTTGTGATGTTGTTTGAGTTGATGATGTAAAAAATGTTGTTAATGTAGCTTGGTTATTAGACCACATACCACCGGTAACCGTTTCTACTTGTTGAGTTGCAACATCTTCATCCATTACAAAACGAGTAAATGTTTTAACTGTCGACACGGTTGGAGTTTGTCCAAGACGTGGAAATTGTTTTAGTTTTTGAATCAACGAATTCATAGTTATTTTCTTATGTTGTTTTCTTAATTGTTAAACTAATAGAAACAGAACCACCAGTTTCATTACCGATAATTGTTAATGTAGCAGTACGATCAGCATCGGTAAATGTATTTGCTGTCAAAGTAAATGTTAACCCTGTAGCCGAAACTGATTGAGAATCTTCATTATCTCCAATAAAACGAGGAGTTGTTGGTGATATTGGATTTGGTGCTTCTGTTGCAGTTAACGTACCAACTTTCGAATCTGATAAGATTGCGGTATATCCTAACTGCGTATTAGCTGATGCAAAATTTAATGTAGTTGGCGTTACAGTAGCTGACTGTGCTGCATTAAGTGTAAGTGATGTAGACCCTACACTAATTACCGGAATACGAGTTGATCCTTTTGGCAATGTAATTAATTTGTATTTCAATGCTTGAGTTTCATCTGGAACTGCTTCTGTTATTGGCATATTTTCAATGATAGTACCATAATATGCAGAGCCTAATGGGTGTTCCGTATTCCATAATGAATAATCAACTTCATCATCTCCAACTGCAAATTGAGTAATGTTGAATTCACTCATTCCTTTTGCTAGTAATTCTCGTCCTTTTAATGTTAATACAGCATCGATTGTTACGGCTGAATTATCTAAATATCCCATAATGTTTTAACCTTATTTAATATAAATATACATGTTGTTATTTTTTGGTGTTTTATTTAACGGTTAAATTTCCTTGTCCGCTATTTGATTGATAGTATAATTGATTGCCATCTACTGTAGAAATTTCAACTACCGGACCTCTATCTATAGTATCTGGAGATGCTACATTGAATTCCGGCGAAGTCATTCTACTTCCTAAATAACTTTGACGTTCTTTTGCCAATGGCATAAAATTACTAACTTCGGAAGGAACATATGTTTTAGTTCCATTAATCGTTACTGTTTTTAACAAGTAAGGATTTGGTGTTGATCCTGTAATGCATGGCATTAATGCTTCACTAACCCAATATGGAGTAGAACCAGTAATCCAAGTACTTCCGGATCTAAATACGTACGTTCTAGAATAATCAAAACCAGCATAACGCCATGGAGAAGTTTCAGATCCAGTTAAATATGCAGGAGCCGTTACATCCATTTGCGAACTAGATATATTTGTCGGTTGCGAAATTTCACCTGTCCACGTTGTATCAAATATATCTCCGGTTACAGCTGGCGGTGTCATATCAATTACCGTAGTACCCATATTCCAATGTCGAATCTGGCGACTAACTGCCGGCAATACTGTATCTTTGCTACGTTCTAATATATTTGGTTGAATTAGAATACCCGTTAATTTATTAGCACGTGCAGGTAACAATTGTTCTAATTGTTTGAAGAATGATAAATCATACAGCGTAAACATGTTGATATACGCATTCATATCATTGCGTTCTAGATATTTTTTCCAATAACGTTTTGAATATTGAATTAAATCTGGATATGAACGTTCATTTGGATTCGTTACGAATGCGGAACCAGAAACTAATGCGTTTGCGGCAATATCATCTGCAGGGTATTGATCTGCAACATTATACGCCGGCTGCCCTAATGGATTATTATCAAATATCGGAGTTCGTCCATCATTTGGATCGCCAATAAATTCATCCAACGTAACTGCGCCTAAATGTGCAATGATATCTTCATTAATCATTGTTTGTGGAGAAAAATATACTCCTAATTTTTTAC